TTGGTTAAATCGTCTGATGAATCAATTTGTGCTGCCATAGCAATTAAGTCATCTTTATTCATTTTTTTTAAAGAAACCTTATTTAAAGGAACCTGAGTATCTTCAGGCTCCTTAGTTTGAGGTGGTTCTGCACGATCAGTTATTTGTTCAAGTATCTTTTTCTCAAAAAGTATACCTGCTAATGACTCAGCAATAATTAAGCTAGCTTCATCAAATAGAATTTTATAGTGTGGCTCTTTATATCCAAGTTGTCCTGCTGGATATATCCCATCAACATAAAATTTCAATTTAATATCGTCTCGTAATTTTAACGCTTGGCCATATTCATATTTCATAATTTAATTTTATGGCGAAACATCAGTCACAGTCATTTTAGTGTATTTGAATGTTAATACATTTAGTTTAATAACAGTCAACTTTAATAAAATGATTTAATTGATAAGCCCAAATAATATAGAGATATGGATAATCCATTTTTGGAGTACTTAAACAAGCTTAAGAGCAAGGCTACTGGTGTACCTACCCATAAAAAATACAGTAAATTTCAACGTTACTATCGTGGTAACGTTGCCCCTACAATTGGGTACGGGACTGACAATATGCCCATTAAAGGAACTGAAAACAGTTTCTATAACATAGTAAAACCAATTATTGAGACTAAGGCCACGACTGCATTGGATGCTATGATAACCACCAATGTTAAGCCTGCTAGATTATCGCATCAAACACTCGATAATTTAAAACAGCTAGAAAACATTGCCGATATACTTAACGACTGTTGGGAGAACGTGAAGAAGAACACAGATATGAATAGCGTGTCACAACGCATTATTCGTGACGGCCTTATTAACGGCATTGGAATTGGAAAAGTCTTTTGGAATCAGTCAGTTGATAATGGCTTGGGAGATGTCAGAGTTGAACGAGTGAATCCATTAGACTTCTATCCTGAGCCTGGCGCAACAACAATTGAAAATTGTAACTACATATTTGTTAAACGTAGCATTAGCCGTTTTGATCTAATTAACGAATATAAGAACAAGCCTGACGTTTTAAAAAAAATAGATAAGCTAACCACTGAATCATCACGTATAACAGATAGTGCCGAAAAACGCACTGACTTTGTAGTTAGCATGGAAAATCAAGAAAACGGAACAACGAACAGTCAACAAAGCTACATGAATGAAGGTAGCCTTGTCCCATCAAATACTACTGAAAACATTGTACTGTGGGAATGTTATTTAAAGGATGATACGGTTTTAGTACCGCTAGACGATGATGATCCAAAAGATCAGAATATGAAAACTGAGGAACGTTTTAAATATCCTAACGGACGTTTAATTATTTATTCAGAAAAGGAAATATTAGAAGATCGACCAATTGATTATCCGTTTGGTTTTCCATTTGAAACATTCAGCCCGACGCAATCAGATAGCTTGGTTGGTTTTGGTGATGTTGAGGATTTAATTTCAACTCAAGATAAAATTATTGATGCGTATTACAAATTGCAGCAGCTGTTAATGAAATACAAATCATTCTTAATTGTGCAGGAAGAATCAATTCCACGTAACACCTTAGAGAAAAACTTTGACATTGTATACTCAGTGCCAGGTAGTTCTGGTACACCACCAGTATTAGTTACAAATAAGCTAACTAATGACATCCAAATCGTTAGACAACACATACAAGATTTAAAAGATGATGCTTATAAGATAGCTAGGATAAATGAAATAATGCTATCTGGTGAGCGTCCTGTTGGTGTTAACTCGGGACAAATGGTCAGAGATTTAATCGAATCGCCAATGTCATCAATACGTGAGATACAACGAAATTTTAAGAACTTTCTAACTGGTATAAGTAACAAGGCTATTACTCTAATTCAGTTATACTACAATCAGCCTCGAATCATACGCATGAGTAGTGGAACACAATTCGCTTCTATACAACCTGATCAAATGGGTCAAATGCAAATTAATATATTTGATCGCGATATGCAAACAGACCAAATGATGGCCATTGAGACAATAAAAAGCGATCTTACACTTGGTGAGTATGAAGTTGAAATTACTGCTGGATCTTCGTTACCACAATCACAATCTGCAATTGCTGCAACAACCATGCAATTAGCACAACAAGGGATTTTTGGTGACATTAATAACCCTGACGTTAAAGAGTTAATATTGCGCACATTGGATTACCCAAACTACAGGGCAATTATTAATAAGATTAAAGAAGAACAAGAACAACAAGCGCAGGTCCCTATACCTGAGCCTGACTTCAACAATTACATCCAAAAGGTAAATATGTCATTAAAGGATATTCTTGACCTGGTAGCTATATTGCCACCAGAGCAACAATACTCTGCAATTACATCAATTACAGAGTCCCTCGGCTTATCGCCAGTAGGTGTCGCATCTTCTTCATATGGGATCAGTCTAGATGAGCCTACTGGCGTAATGCCCTCATACATAACAGGGATAGGTTAATGAAAACGGCAAAGGAAAAATATGAAAGCTATAACAGAAGCACAAATAAGAAAATGGCTAAATATAATCGTGCCGGTGGTAACGTTGCTAGCCCTGTTAGGGATGTTAGCAGTGCTAGTCCAGCACGTAAATTCACCCGAGGTAAGTTCCTACTACGAAAGGCCACTCAAATCCTTTCAAGTATGCCCCCTCTAAAAGATAAACAGGGTCGCCCAACACCTAGTGCAATGCAATTTAAGCGATGGGATGCACCAATGCCTAAAAACATGTCCGATGTTAGACGACTCAAACAAATCGGTCAAAATATTGTTGCTCGATACAAGAAAAAAAATTAAACCTTACATAACCACGCAACAACTGTTTTTCTTTTGCTTTTCCGGTTCTTTTTTAACAGGTTCAGGAATTAATACCGTAACTTCTTGAGGTGTTGCAACTGGTGTTGGCTTTACGGTTTGCGGCGTTTTATCTTCTAATCGCAAATCTTCATAACCAAATCTAACTTCACTTGGTTTACTTAGGTCACTTTGAGCTTTAGCCCATTCAGATTGAACAGCTTCGATTAATGACGGATCTATACAACTAAGTGTGTCCTGTCTTGGCTTTTTTAAGTTACTAATGGCCAATTCATACATTTGTCTTTCTTCTTGTTCCTGATTTTCAATTCGAAACTTTACGAGGCGTGTAAGATGTTTAGGCAAGTACGCTACTTGAATAACGTCAACTCGCTCATGAGTTAATTGGACGCCTCCGTACACACTAATTATTTTCTGGTTCGGATTGTCTATAAGATCGCCATATCGAATGGCTACGGGAACTCTTCGTGGTGTTTGTGGTGGGGAATATAATGCTAAACGCTCACTGCTATATGAAAGCTTTTTATGTTGTCTAATTAAATGCTCTATAAGCGGAAACAGTGTGGCAACACGCTTAACAATTATAAATGCCTGCTTTAAATCTTTTTGGGCCTGCAAATATTCAAGCATGCTTCTCAAATATTGAGTGTCAAAGCTGGTCTCAGCCATTTCAGCTCCAGAACTAAATTGTTGAAATGCATTAATATATGTAAAAACATGAGAACGTAGTGTGCCATTTACATCTTGTTCTAAGCCAACCAATTTGGCTCTGACGGTCAACCCATACATTGTTCTGGCCCCATTTTTTCTTATTAATGCTTCTTCTTCTGTGTCTCTGGCTTTATAATAAGCTTCTCGATCATCCATGCACTTTTTGTGAAGCTCGTCATCAAAATCGACAGGTACAAAACCGATATCTTTTAGAGATTGAACTGCTGTTTGTATACTAATTTCATGAGCTTTAACAGCCTCTAATAATTCACACTGTTTTTGAACTCTTTCCTCAGTTATAAGATCGTATGGAAGCATTAGTTGGGCACAAGAGTTAAGCATCTTCATCGCATAATCGATTCTTAAAAAAGCATCCGCGATTAATGTGTCATGACAACTAGATTCTACAACCATGTATCTATTTTTTATGTTTATAAAGCTTAACCATGGAGTCTCACGATTTCGAATAAGACCGTCAATTTCGTGAGCCAAGTTTTTTTGTCGTTTGTCCCCAATTCGTGTACTGCTAAATGCAAATTGAAGTTTAGAACCTACATTTAGCCCAAAAATAAGTGATCGGTCTAGTTCTACACCTTCAGGTGGGGTGTAATCTGTTGGACCAACATCTATATCCCCAGTTCG